TGCAAGAATCAACAACGAAACAATGGACCGATATGGAATCGAAAGGCAGAGCCTGGTCGCTATGGAAGAACTATCAGAACTACAAAAGGCAATATCTAAACTGGTACGCAATCCGGAAGAAAAAACAAAGCCCTTAGAGTTCAAAGGACTAAGACATAACCTGATCGAAGAAATGGCGGATGTATTGATTTGTATGGATCAGCTAAAAGAGTATTACAATATCACTCACGCTGAAATTCAAATCAATATTGATTCGAAACAAGCAAGACAAAGAAGAAGACTAGAGGAGGAATAAAACATGAAAGAAAATAGAATGTATATCAAGTGCGACCGATGCGGAAAAGAAACATCAGTCGGAATCGAAAAGAGCAAGATTGAAAACGGAAAAACAATCGAAACCTGGAAAGGACTTCCAGAGGGCTGGATTACAACAATTGACAACAAAGACTTGTGTCCAGAATGCGCCGAGCGGTACCGCGAACTTCAAAAGAAGTTCTTCCAGAAATGATAGAAAATCAAGTAGAAAATTACCTGATCAAAAAGGTATCAGCATTAGGCGGTAAAGCCTGGAAGTTTGTAAGCCCAGGAAACGCAGGCGTGCCAGATAGATTGATCACATATAATTCAAAGGCTTTCTTTGTAGAAGTAAAAAGGCCAGGCGGTAAGCCTAGAGCCCTACAAAAAGCCACAGTAGCCCAAATACGGGCAACAGGTATGAAAGTATACTGTATCAGTACAAAAGCCCAGGTGGACGAATTAACAAATCTGATGCTGTCTGGAATCATACCGGAGGAGCGACACTTTGACAGAATTTAAACCTCATGACTATCAAAAGAAGGCTATCAACTTCGGACTGGATCATAAGAAGTGTGGCCTTCTTCTCCCTATGGGAGCTGGGAAGACCGTAACCACGCTAACGATCATCAGCCTTCTAAAACTAATCGACATAGAAAAAGTTCTAATCATTGGCCCTGTGCGCGTAATAAAAAGCACGTGGCCCGAAGAAATAGAAAAGTGGAGTCACACTAAGGACTTGAGCTATTCAATCATAGCGGGCACTCCAAAGCAACGTGAGAAGGCACTGCAGCAAAAAGCAGACATTTATCTCATAGGCAAAGAGAACGTTACCTGGCTAGTAGACAACAAATACTTTGACTTTGACATGGTAGTGATTGATGAATTATCAACTTTCAAGAATCCAAAAAGCCAGAGGTTCAGAGCCCTAAGAAAAGTTATGCCGTTAGCTGACAGATTTATAGGCCTAACCGGAACACCAGCCCCGAAAGGAATCCCGGACCTTTGGAGCCAGATATATTTAATCGATCAGGGAGAAAGATTAGGTAGAACGCTAACTCAGTTTCGAGAAAGATATCTAATTCCAGGAAGAAGAAACGGGATGATCGTATACGATTGGAAGCCAAGACCAGACGCAGAGGAAAAGATATACAAGAAAATAGGTGACGTATGCATGAGTCTGGATCAGGCAGACTGTGCAAAACTTCCACCGGTTCAGTACTTAAAAAAATCAATCGAACTACCTCAAAAAGCAATGACAGAATACCACGCTTTCAAACGTGAGAAGGTTCTGGAACTAGACAACAACGAATCGTTGCTAGCAGCCAACGCTGGAGTGCTATGCGGTCAGCTGCTACAAATGACATCAGGAGAAATCTATAAACGCGATCAGCTAGGAAATAAGCTCGAAGAAGTAGCAACCCTTCACGCGGCTAAACTTGAGGCACTAGACGACTTGATCGAATCAGCAAACCAGAACCCTGTGATGGTGTTTTACTACTTCAAACACGAACTAAAACGCATCACAGAACATCTGAAGAAGCAAGAAATCGAAGTAAGAAGTCTAAACAGTGAGAAAGATGTGAAGGACTGGAACGACGGAAAGATAGACGTGCTTCTTCTACATCCCGCAAGCGCAGGACACGGGCTTAACCTTCAACGTGGTGGACATATCGCAATCTGGTACACACTTCCAAACTGGAACCTTGAACTGTATCAGCAGGCAAATGCCAGAATCTACAGACAAGGACAGAAACAAAACGTGACAATTTATCAGATCGTAGCTAGAGGCACAGTAGACGAGGATATGCTGGATGCACTAGAACACAAGAACATAACACAAAAAGCCTTAATCGAAGCTTTAAGGAGGTAAAATATGACTTATGATGAATTAATCCCAGAACTAAAAACGGTGCGCTACTGCTGCCACCGTTTGATTGAACTGAATCAGGAATTGGAGGTACTAAACCACCAGATGACAGGTCTTGCAAAGTCTGGAGGAATCGAACTGACTGCAGAACAGAAAAGAAGCAAGTGGCCTATGCCGACATATCAGCATCAGTACCACAGCCCACTCGGACTCTTCGAAGAGATATCAGCCAAAGAACAAGAACTGCATCACTTCCAGAAAAGACTGACGGACCTAAGATGGACAGAACTTCTCGATTTGCAGGATCAGAACATTCTATGGGATCTGTACATTCATAGAATCAAGGCTGAAGAAGTTGCTGAGAAATATGGATACACAAGACGGGGACTATATAAACATCTAATGGCGGAAGTAAAAAAGCTCACAAAAAGCTAAAGAGTTCCCACTGTGTACCACTTTAAAGTGGTATATTAGTACTTGTAAAAGAGGACCGGTAGAAAAGGGCCCTCTTTTCTTTTACCCGGAGCGTCCTCCTTTATAAAAAACGAGTGCTTTCCAGACAACGTCAACGACAAACATCTACTACGACAAATCATGGACATTAATTTTATTTTCTTTTCAGCGCTCCGGGTAATATCATAGACAACAAAGAAGCCTTAGAAGCTAAACAGGATAGACCTCTCATTGGAGAGAACCCTGAGCTGCTAACGCTTCTTTTTTAATACAACAGAGGTGAACACACATGAATATTACAGACATAAGAACATGCGACCTGAAGCCTTACGAGAACAACCCACGACTCAACGAAGATGCCGTCGATTTAGTCGCAGCATCTATAGACGAGTTCGGATTCAAGCAACCGATTGTGGTGGATAAAGACCTGATCATCATTGCAGGACACACGAGATGGAAGGCAGCACAAAAGCTAGGCCTTGAGACAGTGCCATGCATCCAGGTCGACGATCTAACACCAGCACAGGTGAAAGCCTACCGACTCGCAGATAACAAAGTCGCGGAAGCAGCACAATGGGACCTTGACGCTTTACAGTTTGAACTGGAAGAGCTAGACAACATGGACTTTGATATGGAGCCTTTCGGATTTGAAACGGAAACATTCGACGAACAAATCGCAGAGGACGACAACTTCGAGCCAGAGATTCCGGAAGAGCCAACAACCAAAAGAGGACAATGCTGGATGCTAGGAAGGCACAGATTGATGGTCGGAGACAGTACCAAACGCCAGGATGTAGAAAAACTTTGCAGCGACGCTACTATGGATATGGTCGTAACTGATCCACCGTATAACGTAGCCTTAGGACAGCATATGAGACCAAGCGAAGCCAAACAGCTACACCGAAGAACAGACGGACTGGTTATTGATAACGACTCATGGGAAGACGACGAGGGCTTTATCGAGTTTCTAAGAGTAGCCTTCGAGAACATGACAGAACAACTCAAGGCTGGAGGCGCCTTCTACATTTGGTACGCATCTACACAGAGTAAGAACTTTCTGGAAGCAGCAGAACGCGCAGGCCTAAACATCCGACAAACCTTGATCTGGAACAAGAACACATTCGCACTGGGTCGCCAGGACTACCAATGGAAACACGAGCCGTGCCTTTACGGATGGAAAGATGGCGCAGCCCATTACTTCGTCAACACTAGAAACCTTGTAACCGTACTCGAAGACACAGAGAACCTGGACATTGACAGCATGAAGAAGGACGAGCTTAAAGACCTTCTAAAATCAATCCTGGGGGGGTGCAAGGACACAACGATTCTGGACGAGAAGAAGCCCACGAAATCCGATCTGCATCCAACCATGAAACCAATTCCACTGATTGCAAGGCAGATCAAGAACAGCAGCCGAACTGGAGAAAACGTGCTGGACCTATTCGGAGGTTCAGGCTCCACGCTTATGGCTTGCGAACAGCTAGGACGGAGGTGCTTCATGATGGAGTATGATCCACACTATGCCGATGTAATTATCAAGCGCTGGGAAGATTACACCGGAGAACAAGCGGAGCTGATATCAGATGCCTGCTAAGGGATTAGCTGGACGTACAAAAAGCGAAGCGGCCAGACAGCGCAAAGACCCTATGCAAAACCTGAAGCCTTTCACGAAAGAGAATGCAGCAGAGATGGGACGCAAGGGCGGAGCCGCAAGCCAGAAAGTCCAGAAAAAGAAAAAGAAGCTGAAACAATGCCTGGCCGCAATCCTAGAGCTAGAACCAAGCGAAAGAAATAAAGAGAAGCTGATTGACATGGGATTAGAAGACGAAGAGCTCAGCAATCAAATGCTTTTAGCCGCAACCATGTTCAACAAAGCCACACGCGGAGACGTAAGGGCTGCAGAATTCATTCGAGACCTTACAGGACAGCAACCTGTCACAAGCCTAGACAGAGCCAGAACAAAGCTGATGAACGCACAAGCGGAACAGATCAAGAGACAAGGCGACCCTTCTAAAGAGATTACGAAACTGGATCTTTTATTGAAAGCTATGGACACAGTAGCCGGAGACGATAGTGGAACTAACTGAGAAACAGAAAGAGTTCTGGAATCATAAACCGAGCCGCTGGAACATAAAAGAAGGGGCTACACGTAGCGGAAAGACGTGGCTGGACTATTACATCATCCCGAAACGTATTCGAGCTATAGAGGGCCTTCCAGGCCACGTGTTCCTCATAGGAAACACCAAGTCGACACTTGAAAGAAACGTTCTAGAACCCATGCGAGAGCTATACGGCCCAGAACTAGTTGGAAGAGTAAGACCAGACAACACGGTGCGACTATTCGGGCGTAACTGCTACGCGATAGGCGCAGACAAAGAAAGCCAGGTTACAAAGATACAAGGGGCCTCAGTAGCGTACTGCTACGGGGATGAAGTCGTAACCTGGAATAAGAAAGTATTTGACATGCTAAAGTCCCGTCTAGATAAACCGTATAGCTGCTTTGATGGAACATGCAACCCGGACAACAAGAACCATTGGTTTTTAAAGTTTCTAGAATCAGGAGCCGACATCTTCCGACAGAAATACACAATTGAAGACAATCCGTTTCTGCCGCAGGAATTCGTGGAAAACTTGAAACTCGAATATCGAGGGACAGTCCTATACAACAGATACATACTAGGAGAATGGTGCAACGCGGAAGGGCTACTCTTTCCACAGTTTGCAGACAATCCAGACGAGTGGGAAGTCAAAGGAGAACTCCCACTTTTCAACATGATCAACATAGGCCTGGACATAGGTGGAACACGTTCACACAGTAGCCTGATCGTAACAGGAATCACGGCAGACCTTTCTGAGATTGTAACCTTTGCAGAACGTAAAGTCGTACATGCTAAAGGAACTATAGATGCCGAAAGACTTTGCACAGAGACAGTCGACCTGATCAGAGCTTTATGGATTCAAGGCTTCGTGGTGTCCACAGTTTTTGTCGACAACGCCGAGCAGGTAATCCTGAACAGTATACGAGTAGCCGTGCAAAGGGCAGGCTTTCCAACTAACGTGATGGATTGCCGCAAGATAGACGGAAAGACAAGGATTCTGACCTACAACATGCTGCTGAACAGACACAAGATGAAGTTCCAGGCAGTACCTATGGTGGTCGAAAGCTTGAGCACAGCCCTATACGATACAAAATCGAAGGAAGACAAGATTCTGGATGATTTCACGACCGACGTCGATACATTCGATGCCCATTTTTACAGTTGGTCAACATTTATGGACCTGATCACAGGAAGGAGTACTTAAATGAAAGTTTTATTCACAATACTAAAGGACTTAGGATATCCTGTGAGCCAGGAAGTCCAAGACTACTACAACAAAATTCAATTCTGGAACGATTGGTGGAAGGGCTACGTTCAGGATTTTCATAAATACGAGATCAAGAACGAAAACGGAAACAGCAGACAAGTAAAACGCAAGCAAATGCGAATGGCTAAGAAAGTCTGCGAAGACTGGGCCGATTTACTTCTAAACGATAAGACTCGAATTCTTGTAGAGTGTGATGACCACGGAACGAGCATCACGCAAGAATTTCTGACCGGAGACAAAGAGGACCAGAACGGCGGAGTTTTAGGAAACAGCAAGTTCTGGAAGCTAGGAAACAAAGCGGTCGAGAGAGAATTCGCACAAGGCACAGTGTGCTTCTATCTGCAGCTTGTAAACCCAACAGTAAACAAAGGGCAGCTAAGTGCCCAGAGCGTACAAATCAAAGCTATCAAGGACGCACAGAAAATAGTGCCATTGACCTACGACGAGGAAGATATCTCAGAAATTGCACTGGCTAGCGAGTACACACAAAACGGGGAGCGTTTCATGTACATCCAGGTATTCAAGCAAGAGCAAGAAGGCTACCAAATTTACAATCATTACTTCAAAATCAACAACGTGGCAGGAGACGCTGTAGGCTATGAAAGAGTATCAGCACCAAATGGCGAAGCAATCAGTTACAAGCTGCCTTGCAAGCCTTTTGTAATTCTAAAGCCCAATGTTGAAAACAACATAGCAGACGTACCATTAGGGATGTCGATCTACGCAAACGCAATCGACATGCTGGAAAGCTGCGACTTGGCATACGACAATCTATTCATGGATACCTTGCTAGGAAAGAAAAAGGTTTTCATGGATCAGGCGTTATTCAGCATGAAGCCAACAGCCTACGCGCTAAACGATAAAGGTGAACGAGTACCAGTACGACAAGAGCCTGATGTTGGTGCAACTTTGGAGAAATCTCTATACGTAAGTACGGGAACACAAGTAAGTCCAGACAAGCCTCGACTTTTTGAGGAATACAATCCAAGCCTTCGAGTTGACGAGAACAAAGAGAACGTCCAATTCAATCTAAATCTTTTATCAAGTAAATGCGGACTTGGCCAAAACAGATACCAGTTCAGCATCCAGAACATGACCACAGCAACTCAGGTTCGTGCCAGCAATAAAGAGCTAACAGAAAGCGTCTGGAAGCAACGTATCGCAATCCAGGACGCTCTTACAGAGCTAACGAGATCGATTATCATCCTAGGCAAAGAGAAGTGCCACATATCCGGGCTTGATCCAGACGTTCGCATCACAATTCAATTTGATGACACTATGTTTTCAGACGAGGAAGCGGAACGCCTAAGAATGCTTCAGGAAATCTCGGCTGGAATCCTACAGAAATGGGAATATCGCGTCCGATACTACGGAGAGGACGAAGAAACAGCCAGAGAGATGACCGGAGAAACAGAGAACCCGGCGGATAGAATTCAAAGTATGTTCTTCCAGCAAGAGGGAACACAAATCGAAGAGGGGCCAGAGGGTGAAGCCTAATGCTTGAACCGAACTACCTGCAAAACGTAGGTGATGACTTAGAAAAATTGTATCAGGAACTGGCTACAGAAATACTGGTGGACATAGCGGAGCGAATCAAGATGAATCAGGACGCTATGACAAGCACAACGGAGTATTTAAACAACAAACTAAAACAACTCGGTTTGCAGCAAGACTGGATTAACAAAAGACTAGCTGAAATACTTCACACTTCCGAAGAAGAAGTCGACCGGATCATGCAACAAAGCGCTTATAAAAGTATCCGTGATACCTTCGACAGACTAGAGGCTGGAGGATATGACACAAGTGGCTTAGAATTTTCGGATCAGATCAAAAAAGGAACATCAGCACTGTGGGGAGATATCCAGAACCTTACAAGGACCACAGCTCAACTGGCTAGCGACACTTTTATGAGATACTACGACATAGCTTACCTTCAGGTATCAAGCGGAGCTTACTCACTAGATCAAGCGACCGCAAACACAATAGACAAGCTATGCAGAGAAGGCCTAACAAAAGTATCCTACCCAAGCGGTGCTCAACGATCAATCGAGGCGGCCGTTCGATTGGCAGTACGAACCGCAGTAAACCAGAACGCCCTGGCTTGCGAGAAATCGGTCATTGATGAGCTAGATATAAACCTAGTACAGACAAGTGCCCACACGGGAGCTAGACCAAGCCACGCAGCCTGGCAAGGAAAAGTGTTCTGGGTAAACCATCCGGAAGGAAATTACGAGAACTTTTATGAAGCCACGGGATATGGAACAGGCGCAGGACTTGGCGGATGGAACTGTAGGCATTCATTTACCGCATATTTCCCAGGAATAAGTGAGGATTACAACAAGCCTGTAAATCCTAAAGAAAATGACAGAATATACCAGATGGAGCAAAAGCAAAGGTCCTACGAAAGAAACATGAGAAAGTGGGACAGAGAGCGCCGTGTGAAAGCCGCAGCAGGGCTAGACACGACGAAAGAAGATTACTGGTATAAATACAACAAGATGAGATTGAAAGAGCTTGTGGACGCTTCTAACGGGTATCTGAAACGAGATTATTCAGCTGAGAAGATAGGCGGAACAAAAGGTCGACCTTACAAGCCTGTCAGAATCCAGAAAAAACAGCTCGAATATAAAGGGACTAACAAAGAAGAAGGCCACCGTGGAATTGTAAAAAAGGCAACTATAGACAGAGCCTATATAAATTCGAAAACATATAAATCAAAATATAAAGGGATGACAAACGATTCTAAGATAGATACGATCTTAGCAAGAGAGGCGGTCGCAGCCCTAAAACATAGACAAGGAACACTCAAAGAAGACCTGGTGTATATCAATCCTGAAAACGGGAAGATTCTAAGAAATAGAAGTCACTCCGTAGACAGCCAAGTGCCACCGACAGAAAAAATGAAGGCCCTATTAAATGCGAATCCTGGAAAGATTATAGCTATACACAACCACCCAGAAAGCAGCGTGCCAAGTGCTCCAGATCTATACGCAGCGATTAACTATGACTTTGGAATTGTCGCAGCACATAATGGTGTAATTTTTAAATACAGTGTAGATAGTAAAGTTCAAAAAATACCAGAATTTAGTTTAAATTACCAGCTTGACTACCTACAACAAAGTATTTACAATGAAGAAGGGGAACTAACCCTCAATAATAAGGAACTTTCAAGAGTTCTAAAAAGGCTAGAAGACACAGGAATAAAAATGGAGGTAATAGCATGATCACCTTAGAGGGCATTATAAAAAAGCTAGGATTTGACCCTAGAAACGACAACACTGACTGGTGGAAAAAATTGGACGGTTATACTTGCGACGACAGCAAACCTAACCCTTTCAGTGTGTTAACCAGAGAAGAGTCAAAGTTTTTAAGAGATACTGGTGTTTTTAAAATTTAGAACACAACTAAATAAGGACAAGAACCGTGCTAGGAATGGCGCGGTTTTTATTATGCCCTAAGCACGGCATATAAAAGGCTTGAATACCCCTCGGCACGGGATATAAAAGGCCGGACTCGATACTGGAGTGAACCAGATATAAAAAACGCAGGAGGACAAAATGGAGTTTTTAAAAGAAATCTTAGGGGAAGAGTTGTATGCACAGGTTGCAGCTAAGCTAGAAGGAAATAAAACCGTAAAACTAGCAAACCTTGCCTCAGGAGAATACGTCTCGAAAGCAAAATACGAGAGCGACATGCAAACCAAAGAAACGCGCATTCAAGAGCTTACACAAAGCGTCAAGAATTTTGACGGAGTAGATGTAAAACAACTACAAAAAGACGTCAACGACTGGAAAACAAAATACGATCATGACTTGGAAGAAACAAAACGTGACAGCGCAATTCGTTTAGCTATCGCGAAATCTGGAACCTTATCTGAAAAGGCCTTAATGGGGTTACTAGATAAAGACAAGATCAAGTTTGATAAAGACGGAAAATTAACAGGACTTGACGAACAAATCGAAGCTATCAAGAAAGAGGACGGCTTCTTATTTAAGGCGGCAGAGCCAAACAAGCCAAAAGGTGACGATGTAAAACTTGATGGAGATCACGGAGGAAGTCCAAAACCAGAGGCACCAACAACTTTAGCCGCAGCAATCTCAGAACATTACAAAAAATAGGAGGAACTAAAAGATGCCAATTACATTAGCAGATTCTAAAGTCGGTTTAGCCGATCATGTAGACCAGAAGGTCATTGATGAGTTCCGTAGGGACTCTTTTATTTTGGATCGTTTAACTTTCGATAACGCAGTATCACCAGGAACAGGTGGCTCGACATTAACTTACGGCTATTTACAATTAAAAACACCTTCAGTGGCTGAAGGTCGTAAATTAAATAGCGAATACCAAGCTGGAGAAGCAATTAAGACGCAAAAAGCCGTTAACTTGAAAATCTTCGGTGGTGCGTTTGAAGTGGATCGTGTTTTAGAAGGAACAGCCGCAAGCTCAGAAATCTCATTCCAATTAGCCGAAAAAATCAAAGCTGTTAAAAACAAATTCCATTACGATTTTATTAATGGAAAATCAACATCGAAAGGTAACGCAGAAACAGATGTTACACCATTTGACGGCTTAGACGCTTTAGTCACTGGAACTAATACAGAGGAAAAGAATGCCGCAGCACCATTCGATATGTCATCAGCTGCAAAAATCAAAGAAAACGCGAATGAGTTCATGTACGCTTTAGACAATTGGTTATCAAAGCTATCTGAAAAGCCAGACGCTTTATTAGTAAATAGCAAGACAGCTACAATGCTAAAAACTGTAGCTAAAATGCAAGGTTACTATGATCGTTCAAAGAACGACTTCGGACAAAAAGTCGAAACCTACGACGAAATCGCTATTGTTGACATGGGAGGATACTTTGACGGAACAAACACAAAGATGTGCGTGCCTATTGACGCGAAAACAGGAACAACAAGCATCTATGCTGTAAAATTTGGATTAAACGCCGTTCACGCAGTAAGTCCAAAAGGAGACAAGATCATCGCAACATATTTACCTGACTTAAGTGTTCCAGGAGCTGTTAAATTAGGTGAAGTTGAAATGGTTGCAGCAATCGTTTCAAAAGATACAACAAAAGCCGGTGTATTCCGTAACGTTCAGGTCACAGCAGTAGCCGGATAAAAAGGAGATAAAGCATGATCCTAAGCTTTGAGGAATACACAGCCTTAGGTGGAACGCTACTGGATGAAGTGGAGTACTCACAAATAGAGCCAAGAACCGAAAGCCTTCTAGAAGCCTACATTCGAGAGAATATTCCATACTGGAAAGTTCAGGCTTTGGAAGACTACGACATGGACCTAAAAAAAGTAATTCTATACCAGATAGACTTCATAGAAGCACATGGCGGCATGGATTGCTTCGTAGGTTCTAGCGATATGAACTTCACAGGCGCAACCACAAGCGGTTTCTCGTATTCCGTAGATAATGCAAAAACGATAAGGTTCCATGACATACCCTTATCAAGCCTAGCAATATCCGAACTTGACTACCAATTACTCAAAGCAGGACTAGCCTGCCAGGCGGTATGGTGAAAAGCCCGAGATGGCTTAGGCCGCACACAATAAAAGTCATGAACATTCTAGGCGAAGAAAACCTGGAAGAAATTACGTCAACAGTAACGGTCCAGCACGTAAAGGTTTCCAAAACAAAAGCCCGGACTTATGGACAGACGGGTGCCAGTAATTCCGATACGATCCTCATAACGATAGACGTGAACGATTATAAGGCGGACAAGGCTCTAGTTCCCCCTTCAGAATTTAAGACGCCAGAAAAACAATTCACAATTAGAACTGGGGACCGTATCGAAGTACACGGTGACATTTACGAGATCACAAATGTGAATATTCTAAATCCCTTGAGAAATACGCCGGAATTCATAGAGGTAACATGTGAGTGAGTATCATCTAAAAGTTATAGTCGATATTCCGGTGGCACAGCTACAGGCCAGAGGAACGAAAGCACTCCGACGGTCTAGATTGAAGCTGAAGCAGCTTATCGTTCAAGACACGAACAAAAATGTGCCTATCGGAAAAGGAACGCTGAGAACATCAGCTTTAAGATGGGCGGCACAGGATAACGATTGGATCATATGGGACACGCCATATGCACACTTCCAACATACGGGAAGAGTAATGATCGGAACCCATAGCCACAGTCCATGGGCCAAGCACGGAGAAACAAAAGTCTATACAACTCGAAATTTGAGCTATAGACAAGGAGGTTCGGAGTGGTGGCCTAAGACTTTGAAAGCCAGAAAGAATGCCTGGATGGAAGGCGCTAAAAAGTTTTTTAAGGAGGAGTTCAGATGAGTGAAAAGAAGATCATAAAGCTGGAAGACGTAAAACAGATTGAAGACGGATTATACAATTTCTTTTCTTCAATCAATATCAACAACATACCGTGGTGCCTGGAGTATTTCAACGACTCCAAGCACACCGCTTTGCTTTTCAAAAGTAGCGGCTACACGGAAGAAATAGAACACTATCTGGGTGGTGGCTACAGGGCTACTTACCCATTTGAAATTTATATTCAAGCAAGCAGAAAGGACACGAAAGCACGCCTGGACTTATCCAGAATCCTGTATGCACTAGTACAGGCACTCGCGGAAGAAGAGGCGCAAGGCTTTCCAAATCTCGTGCTAGACGAAGCAATACCACAAGAGGTCGCACTCACAACGCTACCTTCAGACTACACGGGAGAAGAGGCCGCGCTTTCAACTTTCTACTGCTCTATGACATTAACCTACGAAAAGAAGGGAAGGTTTGAATGATGACAACAGAACTGCCTAATAGAGAACTAAAGGTCGAGGACAACCTACATTACGTCAAATTCACAGACTCGGAAAGCTACGTTCTAGCCAACAAGGGATTGACAAACTGGGAGCAAGCCTTGAACGCTACAACAGATGATGGGGTGCAATATATCGGAGAAGCCGGAAGCCAAAGCCAGGTTACGGGTTACGCGCCTACAGTATCTTACGAGGGCCGAGCGTATCCAGGAGACGCATTTAACTACTGGGTATACTTGCAAGGTAAAGAACAGAGAGTCGGTTCTACTTTTGAAGAGATCGAAGTGGAAACATGGAACGAGAAGACAGCCAAATCTGGGGACTTTGTAGCATATCAAAGAATCTACGAGGTGCAACCAGATAACCCAGGAAGCGGAGAGGCCGGAGGCAAACTAATGTGCTCTGGAACATTCGCACAACAAGGCGATCAGGTAAAAGGAACGTTCAACATTAAAACGAAAACATTCACCGCAGACAGCGCCACAGAATAAAGCACACAATAAATAAGGAGGACATCATGGAACTAAAGTTACAAAAGCAATTATTTAAAGATATCGAAATCGACGGACACAGATTCAGAGTCGATGTAAAGGACACTTCTAAGATCGAAGCCCTAGAAAACTGGGCGACTGAACAGAATGCACTTAGCAAATTCGGAAAAGAATCACTAGAGGACTGTCCTGCTTTGATTGATAAGATTCTAGGAGATGGAGCCTTTGAGACCTTATTCAAAGGATACGAAGGAAGCTCGGCACAGTTTGAACTTTGCTTCACATTGCACAGCATCTTCCAGGATGAGTTTTTAAAGGATCAGCAGGCAAAAGTCGCGGAAGAAGAAAAGAAAAATCTGGATAAAATCGACAAGCTTTGCGAATCTATGGACAAATTTAACAGGACATTAGAATACGCAGACAAACGATATGGAGGAAGAAATGCTGTGGCTAAAGAGAGAAGATCTTCCGGAAAGCGTAGACGTTAACGGAACGACCCTCCCTATCTTTGCAGACTTTAGAACCTGGGTCCGAGTTGACAGCGTTATACAAGATAACGCAATACCAGAGGAACTGAAGCTGCCCGTTATTTGTGATCTAATAGGAATCAATCCGTTCGCTTTTAAAGGCGATCAGAAAGACCTATGGGATGCAATAATGGGCTTTTATTTTTGCGACAAAAAGCCTAAAGAATCTTATGCCAAGACAAACGGACGACAAGGCTATCGATTCGAATACGATATGGACCTTATATATGCAGCGTTTAGACAGCAATACAACATAAACCTTTTAGACGCCAAACTTCATTGGTTCGAGTTTAAAGCACTTTTTAATGCCCTAAGCGACGACACCATGATCATACGCGTTATTGGATACAGAACCAGAGATACTTCAAATCTAAAAGGAGAGGAGAAGAGTCACGCGCAGCGCCTAGAAAAGTATTACCGCTTGCCTGAAGACAAAGGACCAGAAAAGGAAAGAACACCGCAAGAAATAGAAGCAGAACTTCTGGCCAGATTAGAAACCTAGGAGGTTGAAAAATGGCATCAGGAGCTGATGGAACAATTAAAGTCAAACTAGGACTTGACGACAGCGAGTACAAAAGCGGCCTTAGCGGAGCGCATAAAAGTGCGGAAAGCTTCGCAGACAAAGTGAAGTCAACCTTCGTGGGCGCAACGGTATTCAAAGCCGCCAGCAAAGGTTGGGACTTAATATCTGGATCAATCGGAAAAGCAACCGCCCGATTAGATGCCATGCAAAAAGCTAAACAAGTTATAGGAGTTTTAGCAGGAAGCAGCAAAAAAGCTGCGAAGGTTGTAAACGAACTAAGTGACGCGGTATCCGATACGGCATACGGATTAGACACTGCCTCGAGTTCGACTCAAAAGCTGGCCACATCAGGACTAGGCTTAGACAAATCTACTCGAATGGTAAAGGACATGATGGATGCCGTTTCTTTTTATGGGGACGGAACCAATGAAACCTTAGCCAATACAGTAGACGCAATCGCAAAGATGAACGCCAGTGGAAAAATATCTGCAGATCAATGGCAACGCTTAACTGACGCAGGAATTCCCGTTTTAAAGATTTTCGCAGAGAAGACGGGAAAGAGTATGGGAGAAGTTTCGGATGCATTCTCGAAAGGAGAAATCAGTGCGCAGGAATTTAATGACGTACTGATGGATGCACTAGAAAACGGAACTGAATCCTTCCCAGCTGTAGCAGGAAAAGCCAAGGAAATGGCCGGAAGCTTTGCAACAAGCTTTTCAAATATGTCGGCACGTATCGCAATCGGTATAGCTAACATTATCGAGGCCTTAAACAATTTTTTAACAGATAGTGGCCTACCCAATATTCAAGGAATGATTGCTGGCTTTGGATCAGTAATCAGAAACGTCCTGAATTGGATTGCCGCAGAACTACCGAAAGCACTGAATGCAGTTAAGGATTTCTTCGCGCCAACAGCGGAAGCAATCAAAGCGGCAACAGAAAAGATTCAAGAAGCCTGGAACAAAGTAAAAGACACGGTCAAAGAAAAGCTAGACCCAGGAGACTCACTGAACTTTATCAAAGATGCACTAGACAGGATCAAAGAAATTCTGCCTCAGGTCGTAGAAAAAGTCGGAGAGTTTGCAGCCGCCTTCATTGAAAAATTACCTGCGATTATAGACATAGCAAAAGAGCTAGGAGAAAAGCTAAAAGAATTAGCTCCATTGATTGCCGCTGTAGCCGGAGCCTTTGCAGCCTGGGAAGGAATCAAAGCTGTAAGTAATATCGCGAAAACAATCGGTGACGCAGGAAAGAAGATCAAGACATTCGGACATTTAGTATCACAAGGCTCTGGATTGATTGATGGCCTAGCCTACGCGGCATCATCAGGAACAGGCGTGATTGCAAGTATGGCCGAAGCCTTTACACTAGCCGGCGGAGGACTTTCTGGACTAAGCGCAGCTCTTGGAGTAATCGGTGGACCTATCACACTGGTGGTTGTAGCTATCGGAGCACTAGTAGCGGCGTTCGTATATCTTTGGAATACAAGCGACAGCTTCAGAGAATTCTGGATCGATCTATGGAAAGGCATAAAGGAAACTACTGGCCAAGTTATAGATGGAATCGTAAACTTCTTCACAGTAACAATTCCAGAGGCGTGCCAAAGTTTCGTGGAAGCAGCACAGAACCTGGCTACACAAGTAGTTCAATTTTTTACGGTTACCATTCCAAACGGCGTACAAACGCTTGTGACGAACATTCAAACTTTTTTCGGAACAACGATACCTTACTGGATCGGATACGCCGTAGGATACATCTTAGGAAAGTTCGTAGAGTGGGGTCTAAGACTTGTACAATTCGCGACGCAAGACATTCCGCAGTTTATATCGAAAGTGGTAGATTGGTTTAAGCAACTACCAGGCCAGATCTGGACTTGGCTACTAAACACAATCAACAAAACAGCTGAATGGGTAAGCCAGATGATCCAGAAAGCGATTCAGGCAGGAAAAGACTTTGTATCAAATGTGATCGACTTTATTTCACAATTACCTGGTAAAGTATGGACATGGCTATCAAATACAATCAGCAATGCCGCAAGTTTTGCAGGTCAGTTTGTACAGCAAGCAATTCAAGCAGGACAGAATTTCTTTAGCGGGATTGTAAACAAGGTAAAGGAAATACCGGGACAGATGCTATCTATTGGCTCGGATATCGTAGGTGGAATTAAACGAGGAATCAGCAATGCATGGAGCGGATTGACTGGATGGCTTGGAAACATGGCTAAGGGCCTTATTGACGGCGTAAAAAGTGCCTTAGGAATCGGGTCACCTTCAAGACTGTTCGCAGATCGTATTGGTAAATGGATTCCGGCCGGAATCACGCTAGGCGTAGAAAGAGCTATGCCAAAGGCTAAGGCCTTTATGGGACGCATGTCTAGCGATTTACTAGAAGCAGCTAACATGGACAGCCTAACTTCAAGATTGGCTTTAGAAGGCAATCCTGGAGGCCTAGGAAGCGGCTTAGGCAATACAGTCGTCTATCAAGTAGATCAGACTATAAATTCAGCGAAGGAGCTAAGACCTAGCGAAATCGCACAAGAAACAGAAAGAATGGTTAGGAGGTTAGCATGGGCGTAACAGTAATATACACAAACAGCCTGGGGAAATCCGTTGAGTTTTCCGAGGCCTCAGGCATCCGACTAACAACACTAGACGGAATCTCTAAAAATGAGATCACTTTATCAGAATCAAGCGTTTCAAATCAAATAGGGACAACGGTGTCCGGGGCTTCTATTGAGCCCAAGGACATCACCCTAGAGGGGCGCTTTAAATACAACGCAGACACTAGAAAAAGACTTCTAGCTGTAATCCTTCCTGGAGTATCAGCAACACTGCGTTATATCAACACAAGAGCTGGAGTTGACGTATACTGGAAGGTTGAACCTAAAACGACGCCAATTATCACACTCAATGAAACCTGGCAGAAATTCCAGATTGTACTGAGGGCTCCATTTCCATACGCAAGACGTGCAAAGGAAACAAAGGTAACCTTCCAGAGATTGAGGTCGCTCTTTAAATTTCCTCGCTCTTTTTCAAATACAGAGCCCTGGAAAATATCAGAAAAGATTCTAAGTCCACTGGTAACAGTCGATTACAACGGAAGCATAAACACCGGTTTTCTTTTGACTATGAAAGCGGAGGCAAAAGTGAAGAATCCGAAAATTCTAAACGTGTTCACTCAGGAACACATATCCTTCGGACAAGTAGCAGACCTAGAAATGAATATAGGTGACGTGCTAGAAATAAGTACTTTTACAAACGAGCAATACTGCCACTTGATACGAAACGGAGAAGTAGAAAACATTTTCTGGATGACAGACTATGATTCCGAGTTTTTCCAGATTCAACCCGGAAGACAGGTACTGAACTATACAGCAGAGGAGAACCCCGGAAGCCTGGATGCGCTTCTACGGTTTGAAGAAGTACTGGCGGGGGTATAGATATGCACTATTATGTTTACGACAGAGAAGGAAAACGACAAGGACCGCTCCAGAACATAACCAGCGTGCAATGGAACCCAAAATATTATGAAACAGGGAAAGCCGAGATTCATGTGGAATATACGGACTTCAATACAAGATATCTACAGAAATGGAACCGAATCGTTTGCAAGGAAAGAAACGAGATTCTCTTTATAGAATCAGTAGAAAGACTCGCAAAAGAAATTGTAGTACTCGGTCATATGGACAATTTGGAGGACCGTATAAACCTCTATACTTTGACCGTTCGAAATGTAGAACAATCGCTGCTCGGTAACTTTGAAAAGAACAAACGCGGATTGGATATAGTAATCGGAGAGAATACAGGCCTTCCCGGAAAACTTGAGAACGCATCCGACACAACATACGACACGCTCAGGACTATGGCTCAGAAATACTGCCAGCTAGTAGGCTACGGATACAGAGAGGTTCTAAAAGGGACTACACTGAATTACTTCGAAATCTACACAGGGTCAACAAAGAACAAGCTGAGGTTTTCAGATAAGCTTGGAAACCTAATCTCACAGACTTTTATCGAGGATATATCAGGATATAAAAACTACGCTTACGTGTATGGTGAAGAATCTGGATTAGAACGAAAAAGTGTGATCGTAGATCTTCGAACAAAAGACGAGCCAAGGATGGAGCTATACGTGGATGCCCGGGATTTACAGTCTACATATAACGATGCCTCAGGAAACGAGCAAACCTATACGGAAGAAGAATACAACAACATGCTAAAAGAGAGGGGCCTCAATAAGCTAGCAGAGGCTAGAAAAGGTTCTTCTAAATTTGAATTTGAAATTGATGCGGACGACAAGAGGGCTGTCCTTCACCGGGACTTCGACCTAGGAGACGTGATACCATGTTTAAGTTTTAAATTCAATTTATTTACATTTGCTAGAATATTAGGCCTTAAGTTTGTAGAAGAAAGCAATTTACAGACGCAGGTCACTCTTGAACTAGAGCTCGTAGACGTTCAAGAAAGCGCAACAAAAATGAAAGGAGGGGGCTCATGACAGCATACCCTTTAGACAATACGGAGTATCTGGCAGAAGATCTGCGGATGTTCCATGCCGGGAGAACACCTGGCCTTTTTAATATCACCGGTGAAGACTTCAAAGTAAAAATTGCCGGCGGTATGAATATATCAGTCAGTAACGGGCTCGCCTTTTTAAAGACATCCAGCGACGGAATAGGTGGTATCGTTTACTCGCCTAAAGACGAAACTACCCTGACAGCTACCGTCGCTACAAACTACACAAGATACGACTACGTGGCCATTCGATATGATAAGATCAGCAATTCATGCGGTCTAGTATACCAGGAAGGAACGCAGTCAATTCCTACGCCTATTCGAAATCTAGAACAATACGAGCTGATCATTGCGATTGTAGTTTTAAAGGCATCAGCTGGAGAAATCACGCCAGAAATGATTCAAGACGTAAGACTTGACGAAAACTACTGCGGACTAACGGTTGATACTTTAACGCGAGTACCGACACAAGAACTATATGATCAATTCCAAAGTTTCTATGAAAGAATCCAGAAAGAAAATGAGGACACTCAGTACGCCAACGGCGAGAAATTCAGAAAATGGTTCGAATCTTTAGAAGAAACGCTTCAGGGTGAAGTCGCAACGGCACTAGCTGGCCGCATTCTAAACCTTGAAAACATGCTTCTGGACAATCACATTTATACAGAGCTTCAAGTTGACGTGGACAACACTCTAACCGACGAAGAGGGCACTAATATATTTGCGGACTGGAAGTATCAAGTTCAGTAGGTAAGATCATGAGACAAGGGACAACACCAACTCTGGTCATTCACACATCAGGACTCGAGCTAGAGAAACTAACAAGTCTATATTTAACGATTGAACAGAACGGGACTATTCTAACAAAAAGAATGGAAGACCTAGTGATTGAGGAAAATACCGTGGCCGTAACGCTAACCCAGGAAGAGACACTTCAATTTATACCTGGACGATATCAGGTACAAATTCGAGCTATCACCGAAGAAGGAACGGTCATAGCTTCCCCAATTCTAACCCGTCCTGTTTTTCCGGTTTTATATAAGGAAATCATAGAATGATGAAAGATGAATTTAATATCAATCTAGCCGAGGAAAACGAAAGCCTGGGGTTTGATTTAAAAGAGCAATACGTCGCAGGAACAAGCGACTACAACAAACTGAAAAACAAGCCAACTCTAAACGGTAACGAAATCATAGGAGCTATGGAAGAAGAGGACCCGACAGTTTCTGGATGGGCTAAAGAACCAACAAAGCCGAGCTACACGGCGGAAGAAGTAGGCGCAATAAAAAATGACGAGATCAAGGCAATCTCACTAGACGAGCTTAACAGCTTGTGGGAAGGAGTATAGACATGGCTACAGAATATCTGGACAAGGCAGGGGCGACCCTACTGGTCCAAAAGACAAAAGCAGAATTAGCAAAGAAAGTTGATGCCGTAGGCGGGAAAGTACTTTCAACAAATGATTACACTACAGCAGAGAAAAACAAATTAGCAGGCATTGCATCAGGAGCTCAGGTTAACACAATCACAACGGTGAAGGTTAACGGAACTGCACTAACACCCGACGCCAGCAAAGCTGTAGACGTAACCACACCAACCAAAACCTCGCAGCTTACAAACGACAGCGGATATCAGACAGCGTCACAAGTAAGTTCTGCAATCAGTACTGCGGTTGGTAAAATCACACAAATTTCATATAGCAAGGTAACGAGCTTACCTGCTACAGGAGCAACCGGTGTTATTTATTTAGTAGCACATAAACATGGAACGCAGGACATCTATGATGAGTATATCTGGATGGCAGACTCAAGAACGTTCGAGAAAATCGGAAATACAGACATTGATCTAAGTGGATATGTAAAGACAACCGATTTAACAGCAATCACGACAGACGAGCTGAACGCAATGTGGTCCGCAGCATAGGAGGTGAAAGCCTATGCTCGGTTTTAAAGATAAGGCAGCTATTAACTGGATCGTAACCAAGATAAAGGCGGTTACTACATCGCATAACGCATTGAATCAAATGGTTATGAATAATCACTTTACCACAAATCTAAACGCAACAAGCGCTCAAGATTTAGTGGATGAAAAAGGAAATACAATCCTAGCCGATTGGTCTTATGAAGTAGCAAGTGGAGAAGTCGGCACGGATTGGAAATATAAAATCAAGGAGGAATAATATGCCAGGAAAACAAGTAACAGAGTTAGACGTATTGCCTAGCTTCACAGATACGAGCTTATTGCCTGTGCACAATGGCGCAGGATTAAAAAAAGGTTCATTATCGCAATTAGCAAACTATTTAGGAAATAAGTTCAGTAATCCGAATTTATTGATTAATTCGGATTTTAAAATTAATCAAAGAGGTGCTACAAGCTATGAATCACTAGGCTATTCTGTAGACAGATGGAAGATTTGGAATGTAACAGTAACGCCAAGCACAAGCGGAGGAATCACTGTAAAGAATGACAAATACACAGATACCGGAACTTTTCTACAATACTTAGAGAATGCAACGGAAGGTGATTCAACATTATCGTGCTATGTAACATCTGTAAGTGGAACGGTAACAATGGTGGCAGATGATAATTCACAAGTTGTATTGAAACAAGGATTAAATGTTGTGCATACAAGCGCTAGTACAAAAGCGTTTACGATCTTTTTAAACCGAGGAACTAGCATAACCCTTAAATGGGCTAAATTGGAACAAGGTAAGCATGCTACTGCTTTTGTTCATCCAATTTATAGTGAAGAATATCAAAAATGTATGTGGTATTTTCAACCAAT